TGCGAAGCAGTGACCATGAGCATGCCTAATTCTTTGGCCAAGTTACGTAGTTCTTCTGATACATACTTGTCCTTAACAAATAGATCATTAGGGCTAACTTTGGCACTCACTGGCATCAGCAAGTCCAAGTAGTCAATCATGATAAAGTCTACCTTGCGGCCTGTTTGTATCTGATACTCTTTCAAGAAACTGCGTATGTCATTGATGTTGCTCTGTGCAGGAAGTCCTTTGACCTGATACGTACCGGACTTCTTGCCCACCATCTTGACCTTGAGGGTAGTGGTATCAATGTCCTTGCGAATGTCCTTGGTACTCATGTTAGCCAGCATGGCATCTGTACGCAAGCTGGTAAGCTCTTCACTTAGTTCTAGTGTGATGTACACACCGTTGAGGCCTGTCTGTACCCAGTTCAGTGCAATGTTCATCATCACAAGAGATTTGCCTGACCCAGACCCACCTGCAAAGATGTTTAGTTCTCCACGACTGAATCCACCGTACAGGATCTTGTCCAACTGTGGCCATCCTGTGCTGACTTGTCCACCTGCATTAAAATATTTGTTGATACGAGCACTAGGGTCTGCAAAATAGTCTGTGCCTAGATCTTTAGTTAGTGATATCTGTACAGCATCTTTGATCAGCTTTTCAACAGGTTCAAACTCACCCTTCTCCAACAGGTCTGCACTTTTAAGGATAGCACGTTCCAGTTCCTTGCGCTTGGTAAAGTTCTCAAACTCCTCCATGAACCATTCGTTATGCCCTTCGTTCATGTCAGGCATGGGCTTTAGATCTAGTCCGCACGTGGCTTTGATCTGTTCCAGCGTGGGCAAGGTCTTGTGCTTGTCGCTGTGCTCTTTCAAGAACTTGGCCGCACTGCGTAGGCTACGATCGAAGTTTTCTTCGTTGTAGATATTCTGCACTCGCACATAGCTCTGTGCATCATGCAACATCATTTCTAAAAACAGTTTCTGGAAGTCTGCGTTATAGTCTTTTGTCATAATCAATTATATAGTTTCTTTCGTAAGAGCTCAATCTTTAATCCATTCGACTGCCTGCCATCAAGTATGCTTTTGAGCACAAACAGCCTGCCATATCTTGACACAGCCTCGCCTGCATCCTTGCAGGTTTCTCGCCACACAGGAAAACTCACAGTCCAGTCATTTTCCAGTGCCGCATCAATCATCTTTTGTCCTGCCTCATCCCAGTCTGGTAGTACAATTACTTCACGCTTGAGGCTGTTGACAATGTCTATCTGTTCATCGCTGATTTCATTGCCTAGTATAGCAACACCATCCACTGCCATGGCATCAAACGGGCCTTCCGTCACAATCACAAATGCAGAACCAGGCCGTTGTTTGTCTACATTGAAAACATAGTTAGGCTCATGACTGTTAAAATACTTGGGCTTGATGTCTAGATCTAATGCTCGCCCTGTGTAGCCAATGATTTCATTTTTCCAGGTAAAAGGAACGATCACACGACGGTGCATGTTGTGTGCGGTGTCTTCTGTTACATAGAACTCATAACGGTCTATTAGTGTCTGGTCACGATCGCTGATATAGACCACAGCATCATTTAGGCTACGTGGTATGGTATAATTCTCATCTGTTAGTGCAAGCAGGGTGCGCCAGTGTGTAAAACTTGCACTGTCGGGAGGCAACGGTCTTGAAGCAAAGGCAGTTTCTTGTACTTTCTTTTCCACTGCTTCTGGTGGCGCAATCATGTCACGCAATCGCAGTGCTTCTATGTTTAGTCGTTGTATAACATTGTCACTGGCGCCTAGCCATTCCAGCAACTGTTTAAAACGGAACCCTAACAGTCGTCCGGGTCGATAGCTGGTCTTGAAATGACAATTGAAACAGTGATAGCTGATCACTCCATCGGCACCTGCGGCAATGCCGCCTCGTCCGCGACGATCCGCACTCTCGCCACGATGCACACAACAAGGAGCATTAAAGCTGGTCCATTTGTTGTTTTGCTTGCGTTTAGACGGAAGTAGAGCTAATACCTCCTGTTGTATTGTCAAGAACATAGTAGCAGTATACAGTAATTTATCAGCAGTTGCAATCAGTATCCAATTCTAAAACCATCTGATCCGTTATCAATAAATAATCTTGATGAGTTCAAAAATAACCAAAATAGAAATAACCGAATATCAACGAAGTCTGCTGGAGAATTATCCTTTCATCAGCTACATCGGATATGGCGGTAACGAGTATGTTGGGATAATTCAAAACGTTGATGATGTTCTTACATCAATCTATGATTTTGGTGCCCTACGCAGTGAGGATGAAAAAGCATTATTCTTGACGCTAGGCGACAGCTGGTGGTGGGAATCAAATCGACTTATTCCTATAAATGTATTTCTTAGACAAGAGTGGTTTCCATTCCGCTACTGCCTAAAGACTCTGAACAGTAGAGACGTTGAAATCAAATTTGGCCCCTATGTGAGTCTAAAAGAAATTGCAGCCAAAAAAAGCAAACGCAGGTCAATTACCTTGGTTCGCAAAATTAACTATTAGATTCATGTTCACTACCACCAGATGTGCGTATGCTATGCCATGCGCCTTCTTGAAATAATAACTGTCATCTGCTGGACGTTCCCACACAGTCTGTGACACTGTTCGCCAGCTCTCTCCAATCAAATGACGTTTGGCAGGACGTATAACTGCCAGGAACATGGCCAGTCGCGGTATAGAATCCACTGGTTCAGGCATGCGCTTTAGCGTGGTCCAGTGATTGTTCACGTGTATCAGCTGTTCAAAGAACGCTTGATCTGTGTTGAATCGTGTCCAGTCTGGCACCTGTTGCATCAACTGTTCTAGATGCTGTTCATTTTTTACCTGTTCATATAACCCTACATTAAGAAAGTCCAGCTTCATGTAACCGCGAGCTTCTGCGGTCTTGTAGTCCAGGCTTGCAATGCTCTTGAATGGGTCCACAGGAATATCTGTTACATATACACCTGTGTTGTGTGGCACCAGTTGGTCATCGCGCTGTTGACTTGCTGGCGTGTGTTTAACCAGTTTTAGTATCGCAGAACGATCAGCAAAGTCTATGTCAATGTCTGATTGGAATTTTAGATATTGCCCCCATCGCAGTGTAAACAATGTAGCAAACTTTTCATTGGTTTCGTAAAATCGAAACTGTAACATATTACCATGTGGGGTCAGAGACCAGTCATAGTTTTGTCTAACTACTAAGCCCTGTTCATGGCACCACTGACTTATTTCTTTTCCAAGAATTGATTGCCATCCAGCAGATAATATTTTATGCTTAGATAAATCTAATTTAATCACAGTCATAGACCTGCTTCTTTCAGCACATACTTGCACCATTCGGTATCTGCAACATAGTCAGCAAATTTCTTTTGCCACACATCCGGATCAATGTAGAGCATGATCATTGCAACTTGTTCTTGATCCAGTCGCTCAAGGAAATCCACACCTGTTGCACAGTTGTATACAACCCAAGCACTAATACGACCGGTAACGACATGATGGCAAATACGATTACTATTGCCATACCTAAAATAGTCAAGGAACCCGTTCTTGAGTTCAGGGTGCGTATCCGCATAGTCTTGCATCTCCTTTAGCGCACGTTCCAGTGCATCTTGTACTGCTTCTTTGCGTAGGTATTCTAGCAGCCACTCATCATAGAAACTGTCTTTACACCAGTTGTCCAGCTTCTTGTTGTTCTTCAGGAGCCAGCTACTAAAACTGTTGCTATTGATAGCACGAATAGCAACCAGATATCTTCCATAGCGAACGAAAGCATTATAATAAGGACTAGAAACAAAATCTTCATAGTTTTTTAGTCGAGCACTGCCCTGCGTGGATTCATAGAACTGTAGGTATGCCCTGAGACCCATTTGCACACCTGTTTCTTTTTCCTGCTGCCACCTGCGTTTTTGTTCACAGAGATGTGCTGCCAGTGTGCTCTCTTTACGGAACTCTTTCTCGCAGTACTTACAACTAAAATTCTTTTTTAATTCGATCGTCTGTCCATCCATGTTCTCTTGCCAACTGTTTAATATCATCTTTAGTGTTGATTCTTCTGAGTACGTCAATTTCATCTTCTTTCAAATCAGGGAACAGTGCGCGAAGTACTTTGGATAATTTGGTGTCGGATCCTTCTTTCTTTTTAGGAGAGATCCACTGATGCCTAAATGTTCCTATGCCTGGACTCACAGTTGTAGCACACAACCATTGTAGTTTTGGATGCTGGCTAAGATCAAAGAAGTTGGTGTTTAGATTCTCATTACAGCTCATCACATAGTAGGCTTGGATATCTCCGTCGGCCTGCACACTTGAGCTCCAGCGTATCATGAGATAGGTACTGAACTTTTTACGTTCTTCATCTGTTAGATCATCATAGAACGCACGGTTCTTGCGATCCAGCTGAGTCATTTCATAGCCTATGTTTAGTTTGTCAACATCAGTCATACTGGATGCCACTTTGGATCGTTGTCAGGAGTGTGATCACGTGATAGTTCATACAGTACTTTAGCATGTTCTAGTGCTTGGTGTAAAGAGGGATTGGACTCTGCGGCTTCTTTCATGGCAACTAATTCAGCCACTTCGCTTACTGGGTATCCCAGGAAAGTTGTTTCACCAGGATAGTCACGGCCAATTTCAAACCGATCGCCTGGATGGGCGCCCTGCTCGCGAGCATAGGTTACGCCATTGGCCTTTTCGTATATGTAGGTTGCGCCTGGTTTGAGTCTGCCCATATTACCATGCCTTTCCGTAGTCAACTACCTCGCTTTGTCTCGAAACATCTTTTATAAAATATGCACATGCGGGTTTGTTTTCGTGCTCGATTGGAATTGCTAACATCTGTCCTGGCTTGAGTTTTGGAAAATACCATTTGACGTCTTGATAGATATCAACTATTTCAATTGGCATAAACTCAGGGCGGAAACTGCTCAGTGGATTGAATGTGAACACACTGAACCCTCTGTCATTGATACTGCTGAGTGGTACTACTTCTAGGTCGCCTAGGTCAGGTTCTCCAATCAGCACCTGCCAGTCCACAGGCATCTTGATTGTGCTGTTGCCTATGCGCAGTACCAGTGCCGGGCAGTTAAAGCTCTCTAGGAATATCAGGGGTATAAAAAAGTAATCAGGGTCTTTGGGATCGCTGTTGTCAAACACGCAGAATCGCATGTCATCGACTTCTTCCGGGATGTCATTCATTTCGAATGCAGTATTGTCTAGGGTTAGTATTCTCATTGCCACTCAGCTTTCTCTATTGTGAAGGGGTAGTTAGCCTCCTTGTAAAATTGTTTACGTTTGGTTAGATGCCTTTTGGCAAACTTACAGGTAGATGTTATGTCCCAGATTTGAACAAAGTCTTTGTCTTCCGCTTTGCGAACACCGCGTCCAATTGATTGTATAACGCGAACAAAGCTCTTTCCGGGTTCCAAAAGAACCAGATTAAAAATACGAGGGATATTAATACCCACAGCGGCCACACCGTAAGTCGCCACAATAACCTTCCCGTCACTCGTGGCAACATCGTCGTACTCGTCCTGACGATCCGTGGCCTTCGTGGCGCCCGATACAAAAACCGCATCTTGAATTCTTTCTGTAATTGATTTACCTGCAGCCACACGGTCTACAAGTATTAGAGTGTTTCCGCTTTGCCTGATATTTTCTACCAGCTTGCTTATATAGTCCAAACGACCCTCAGTCTCAAAAAGATACTTGAGTTCGCTCTGATAGTTGCTGTACTCCACATGGTCTATCATCTGTACTATGTTAACATGACACCGGCTTAGGTGGCCTGCTTCCTGTAGTGTACTTGCTGTTAGTTTCCCAACAACATCGCCCAGCGAACACTTGATACTCACCCACTCATAATCCTCTTTGGGAATAGTTCCTGTGAGTCCCCAGCGCAATGGCACCCGGGCAAACACACTTGTCAATAATGTCTTGAGTGCGTCAGCTTTGGCCATGTGTACTTCGTCCACGATCACACATACCACGCCTTCAATAAACTCGCCTATCGTGATGTCTGCAACGCCGTTCTTGGTATCTTTCAGCAGGTTGTTTAGGCTCTGCCAGGTGCAAATTGTGTGTTGACGTCCGTATTCTTTGTCGTCACCAAAGTACACACCCACATCAAGACCCATGTTCTTGTAGTCCTTGTGTGTTTGTGTTACCAGGCTCTTGTTGGGAACAATTACGATGCTCCTACCATACTTGCTCACAGCATCCGACAGTGCGGCTGTGATAACAGTTTTGCCTGCACCTGTTGCCACTTCTTGTACGCTCTGCGGGTTTTCAAAGAACCGGTTTATGATCTCAGGTTGATAGTCGCGCAGTTCCATTGGCGTACCTTCCTTGGGATGCCCCTTGGGCCACATGATATGACTGTAGCTGTTTTCATCTACAGGGTCAAACTCAAACGTGGTCCTATACTCCCGAGTGTCATCGACTTCGATTTCATAGCCCTGGCCGGCAATGTATTCCAGTATCTCAGGCAGTAGATTGATATATGTGCTGCCGCCCAGCTGGAAGAAACTTACCTTGCCGTCCCAACGCCCAAGGCGAACGCTAGGCTGATACCTAGCGCCCGGAATCTCGTACTTGTATTTCTTTACCAGAGCTGTTCGGTCTGATAAATCAAGTCCTTCAATTTTTACGTTAACTTCATCTTTAATTATTAATTTTGCAAACATGATAGCATATTAACATATTCCTTAGAGAGAATGCAAGAGATCATTGTGTTAATTTCATTGTAGAGTAGAATATTTTTTCTGAACGAGTCATCATGATCTGTTTGTCTGACCCAACCATCATGCCGGCATTGCTTACCAACAGAGGAATCTTAGACATCGACTTAATGGCTCGATGTGTATAGATCAATTTACAGCCAGCTGGGATATCCAACTGCTGTTCTTTTTTGTTTCCAAGTAGCAGGACCTGATCTTCGCTAAAGTGATTTCTCCACGTGGGCAGAGTATCATCTGGTGTGGGATTAAATGCTACAATAGGCCAACGATTAAAATTCTCTGCATAACGCACTATCCTATCAATTGAATCTTCAGCGTCATTGAGACTGTATTCGCGATTGGCAACCAGCAGATATAGATCAGCACCATAGTGTTGTTCCAGCGCCTGTGTTATATCGTGATCAAGAGTATATCCCAGCACCGACGAATAGTCTGCCAGGGTTTCAAGATTGTCTATATTGAACCCGCCAAGATTTGTTTCAATGTATTCGATCAACGAACTGGATGCATTCTCGATTGTAAGTTGATTGTCTTTTACAGTCAGCTGTATCTTGTGTTCTTGGTTTTCGCAATCAACGATCTCTTGCATGTAGCCAAGCAATTGATCTGATATTTGAAAACTAAATGCTTTGCCGAACTCACACACCCAGTTGATGTTGTACTCTGTTAGGCCTAGATTCCACACTCGACCATCTCGATCAAACTTGATAGAGCCATGGCTTTCTTTGCTGATGTTTCTAATCTGCTCAATCATTGGAGCATCGTAAGGAAACTTGAGCCGTATCATTCCATCAACTATGTCGGCTGTCTTGGCCCTGCTTATGATACGAAGTGCTTTGCGATATTGAGGTGCAGCCACAGGATCAACACTGATACCTTTGGTGGCCAACTGTCTTTGATATTTGTTTATCAGTTTAACTGCCAGCTCAGCTTGCCTGTCTGTGAGCGATGTTCCATTCAGTGTGGCATCAGTCACACTGTCCAGGAAACTGTTATCGTACCTGGCTAGGTTAATGATAGGATCAAACGAAACAAAGAAAAGTCCGCTGACCATTTGACGAGAAACAGGATCTCGCTTGCCAGCAATCACTTCAAGATAATCTTCGATGTAAGGATAGGAAATCATAGATTTAGTATAGCATGCACAATTGACAAAGTCAAAAAAAACCCTGCCGTTTTAAGGGCAGGGCCTAAAGATAGACCATGGAAAGGAGCTAACAAACCATAGTCATTAAACGGGTCATAGCCCGCCTAATTCTTTTATGCACTCTTCATGCAAGTAGTACGAGCCATTTTTTCCCATGTGTTAGGGAAGCTCTTGTAGAGCTGGGCAATCTTGATTGCCATACGCAAGCTCATCTCGCGCAGGTTGTTCTTGTTAGCATCCATGAACTCGATGATCATGTCTTGACCCACATCAGTGATGTCCATGTCTTCAAACAAAGCACCTGTCTTGGCAATCTGCTTGATACGCAACAACTTGTCACGCATGGTGTCCAGGGTCAAGTCAAGATAGTGACAACGGCTCTGCAATGCATCCAAGTGGTCCTTGAGCTTTTGGCTCTTCATCTTGTCAAACTTCATGTTGGTAATGAACACAACGGAGCCGTTGAAGTTGAAGCTGTCTGGGATGCCTTCACGGCGCAGAGCACTCGACTCCGACAACCAAGAAATCTTGCGCTTCTTGCCTGAGTCAAGAGCACCTTTCAGCAGGTTCAAGCTCACGTCATCCAACAGGATTGAGTCACAGTCGTCAAACACAACCACGCAATTTTCGTCTGAGTACTTGTACAAGGTTTGATACAAGCCGATAGGAGTAGCAGAGCCTTTGACAACTTCTGCACGAAGCTTGCGTCCAGCAATGTGATCGAACAGTGTAGCCTTTTCAATCTCAAGCTCAACACCGTAAGATTTACC